ACTTGACTTTAAAGTCAGATAACAGTACAATAAATAAATCAACTACAAACGAGATGATGGAAATCTTTACTGTAAAGGAGTATCAAGATCGTTGGGACGAGTTGATGGAAAGAGTTGAGAAAGGGGAGACTTTTGGTATAGTCAATGAGGACGGGCAGGCTGCCGTGATGATGCCTGCTGATGAGGAGACTCTACGAATATACACAGAGAATAATAACGAAGGACCCTAAGGGACTGTCGCATATTGGTTAATGCTCGCTCCTTATAAGGGCGCAAACTGGGTTCAATTCTCAGCAGTCCCATTGGCTTCTTTAGCAATCTGGTGAATGCAGCAAACTCATAATTTGCCTAAGGTGAGTTCGATCCTCACAAGAAGCATTGAGGACAGTTCGCAGACTGTCCTCTTGACTCTTACCGTCAAAACCCTTATACTACTAAGGTCAACACAAAAGACAATGACTATTACTTCCAAGTTTAAAAAGGACATCACAACTCTCAGATCTGCAGCCAACGGGGAATTTTTCCTTGACGTAAAGAATCCAAAACTTTACAAGAAGGTTCGTAAATTTTATGAGAATGGTGGTGTAACTTTTTCTGGTGATCCTCTCGACGATTATGATATTCTCATCGATTGTATTGCAGAAGATCTTGAAAGTGTGGAAGTATGAATGATTTAGATCCCAAGTCTGTTGAGTCTACTAAGACCATTATAATCCACGAACGTTTCCCTTACAGGTTCGTTCAAAGAGGTTACATTCAACTGAATGGTAAACCAGATTTTCGTATGCAAAAAGCAAATGAGTATAATAAAAAATACTCTGACATTTACTTGTTTGACAATGGAGATCAAATGCTTCTTGCTATTGAAGACCCAGAATATCCTAAATGGTTAGATCCAGAAGGTGTTCCTTGTTATGTACGGGACAGAGTTTCTAGATAATAATAAATAGAACAGATTTGTATTTCGATTATGTCTAGTAGAAAAACGTCAGATACTGGAGCATATATGTCTCAGTACGACCAGGAAGTAGAAACCAGACTTAAGGCTCTTGAGGTTGGTGTTAAAAAGGTTGGGGAGGAAGTTCAAAAAAAGAATTCTGCCCCTGCCGCAGCTGCTCCTGCTCCGGTTAGTGGTGATCTAGAAGCCAAAGTAGATTTACTGATCAGTATTTTGAAACAGGCACCTAGTCTTAACATCGATAAACTATCTAAAGGTAGACTCTGATATGAGTTTCTTGTTTCTCTAAAGAACAAGTGGCGCGGCATGAACCCTATACTAGGAGGTCTTGACAAAGGCCTCCTTTTTTAATACAATACATAGAGGGATATTGTAATTATTCATATGAAGATTGGTTTTAACTGTAGTTCCTTTGACTTGTTTCATGCCGGACATGTGACAATGTTGAAGATGGAAAAAGAACTATGTGATTATCTTGTAGTTGCTCTTCAGGTTGACCCCACTATCGATAGACCTGGTATCAAAAACAAACCCACCCAGAGTGTGTACGAGAGGTATGTACAGCTTCAAGGTTGTAAGTATGTTGATGAGATCCTGGTATATGAAACCGAGGATGATCTTATCAATCTAATCAAAACTCAAACACTTGATATTAGATTCTTGAGCGAAGAGTATAAGGACAGAGATTTCACAGGAAAACAATACTGTATCGATAATAATATTGAACTATACTATCACCTAAGACGACATAAGTATTCTTCGACTGAGCTTAGGAATAGGGTTTATACTTTAGAAAATGCAAAAAGAACAGAACTAGTTCCCGGAGAAGTATTAGATCAATACTCACCAGAACTTCTTAATAAGTATGAAAAATCATGAGTATTCTAGTTACAGGTGGTGCAGGATTTATTGGAAGCAATCTTCTTCATTATCTTGAACAGTTTGGTGAGAAAGTTATCTGTATGGATAAACTTTCTTATGCCGCAGATGAAACTAACCTTCCAGATTATGTAAAGTTTTATCGAACAGATATTGCTGACGAAGAATCAGTAAGATATGTATTTGAAAAGGAGACTATTACGAAGGTCTTTCACCTTGCGGCAGAGAGTCATGTAGATAATTCAATTAAAGATTGTAAACCTTTCATTCATTCTAATATTATAGGTACTGTTAATCTTCTTCAGTGTGCATTAGAACATGAAGTAAGTAGATTTATGCACATCTCTACTGATGAGGTGTTTGGTTCTATTGCATATGGTTCCTTCAATGAGATATCTAGGTACAGGCCAAGGAATCCATACTCTGCATCTAAGGCAGCAAGTGATCATTTTGTAAATGCATACCACATTACATACGGTTTGCCAACCGTTATTACAAACTGTTCTAATAATTATGGTCCACGACAATATCGTGAGAAGATGGTCCCTAAAACTATCTTAAGTCTTATGAATGACAGACCAGTTGATGTGTATGGTAGTGGATCACAAATTCGTGACTGGATCTATGTTGAGGATCATTGTAAAGCCCTTGTAGAACTTTCTAAGAGGGGTAGAGTGGGTCAGAGTTATAGTGTTGGTGGTGACTGTGAATTGAAGAACATTGAACTTGTTCATAGGATTGCTGGACTGATGAAAAAAGAAGTTGAAATAAACTTCATCAAGGATAGACCAGGCCATGATCAAAGATATTCAACATCTAACGATAAGATCACAACAGAAACACCTTGGACTACTAGTGTCGATATTAATGAAGGCCTCTTAAAAACTATCAAATATTATTATGAACAGAATTGATACTCCTCTCAAGGACGCATTTGTTATTCATGCAGATAAGTACAAAGATAATAGAGGATTCTTTCTAGAGTCTTACAACTCTAATTCATTCAAAGAGATTGGGTTAGATGTTGATTTTGTTCAGGATAATCACTCCAACTCTTCAGTAAATGTCCTCAGAGGACTACACTATCAGGTGGAGAAGCCCCAAGGTAAACTTGTTCGGTGTATGTCTGGACGGATTTTGGATGTCATAGTAGACTTGAGAGAGTCCTCAGAGACTTTTGGCGAGTCGTATTCAATCGATCTGTACTCACCAGAAGTCATGTTATGGGTTCCACCTGGGTTTGCTCATGGGTTTTATTGTATGTTAGACAACTGTCACATTGCGTATAAAACTACTGACTATTATTACAAAGAGTACGATAGAACTCTTCTATGGAATGATAAAGACCTTAGTATTCAATGGCCAACTGCAACACCAATCCTTTCAGACAAAGATAAATTAGGTAAGACTATGAGTGAGTGTGAAAAGTATGACTGACCTTTCTTTATTTGGAGGTACAGGTTACATCGGTTCAACATATGAACGAATGTACCCTGGTAATGTAATCATTCCTCGTGGTCAAAGACATTTTGATACTAAGAATGTATTGTATTTTATCAGTACAACAACTAATCAGAATGTATTTCAAGATCTACAGGTTGATATTGATGTCAATCTTAAGATCTTTACCGAATTCTTATCACATTGTAAGAGAACTGATACTGTAATCAACTTTGTAAGCTCAGGGTTTGTTTATGGTAACGATATTCTAGATGCCAAAGAGACTGACTGTTGCAATCCAACTGGGTTCTATTCCATTACTAAAAGATGTGCAGAACAACTTCTGATGTCTTATTGTGAGACCTTTGGTATCAAGTATCGTATCTTTAGGATTGGTAATGTCTTTGGTATTGACCCAACAGTATCACAAGGTAAGAATGTTCTGGGTTATATGATCCGTCGTTTGAAGAATGATGACTACATCGTATTGTATGACGGAGGTAACTATGTAAAAGACTATATGCATGTCGAAGATGTGTGTAGTGCAATGAAACTTCTGATGGATGAGTCCGATACCAATAACATCTATAACATTGGTACTGGGGTATCTCGTTCGTTTAGAGAAGTCATCGAGTTTGCAAAGGACTATGTTGGAAGTAATAGTGAGTTGATTAGTGCAGAGATGCCTGAGGATCAGAAGTATCTACAGATCAAAAACTTTACAATGAATGTAGACAAACTTTCATCTTATGGTCATGTTCCAAACCTTATGATTGATACTGGTGTCGAAATGATGTGTAAAGCATATTGACTTCATAACAATTTTTGGTAAAATAAATAGTAAGTAACAAATTAAATGTATGTCTGAATTTAAGAAAACCGCACTAGTACTTGGTGCGGGTGGTTTTATTGGTAGTCATATGGTGAAGAGACTACGATCAGAAGGATACTGGGTACGTGGTGTTGATCTAAAGAGACCAGAGTACTCTGATACCCAAGCAAACGAGTTCATTCAAGGTGACTTGCGTGATAGAAGTTTTGTTCGTCGTTGTATTCGTACCACTGGTGTCAATGGTGGGTTCTATGCCCAGATTGTAGATAAGTTTCTTTCACCTTTTGATGAGATTTATCAGTTTGCTGCTGACATGGGTGGTGCAGG